ACTGCCGGTGACGACGAGCTGTAATACCATCCCGCTCCAGATCCAGCAGTATATTTCCCTTGTCCGCAGCAATGAATATCCCTCCTGCCGTGAGCAGTTCCAGCTCTGTGACTTCGTCGAGCACGTATTCCGGACGGAGGACATCTACGTTGACAAGGAACAGCTCGCTGCCTATCTGAGCTACCAGAAGTATTTCCCGTTCGGGCTGTTCCCGTGGGAGATCTTCTGCTTTGCCCTGCACAACTGCACCTACCGGGCGGACGGGACACTCCGCTTTCCGATTCTAGTGATCTACGTCGGCAGAGGTGCGGGCAAGAACGGCTATCTCGGATTTGAGGATTTCAGCCTGCTGACGAAGGTCAACGGCATTCCGGAATATCACATCGACATTTTCGCAACATCGGAAGATCAGGCGAAGCAGTCCTTCACGGACGTGTGGAACATGCTGAACGCCAACGAAGCGAAAATGAAGAAGCATTTCCGCTGGACGAAGGAGCTGATTGTCTGCACGGACACCGGCTCAGAGTTCCGGTTCCGGACTTCCAACGCCAAAACCAAGGACGGCGGCAGACCCGGCAAGACGGATTTTGACGAGTATCACGCCTACGAGAATTACAAGCTGATTACCGTTGCCACAACGGGTCTCGGCAAGAAGAAACACCCACGGCAGACCATCACGACCACCGACGGTGACGTCCGGGGCGGTCCGCTGGATGATCTGATCGCCAACTGCATAGCAATCCTGAACGGCGAAGTTCCGGACAACGGAACATTGCCGTTTATTTGTCGTCTGGATGCGGACGAGGAAGTGGACAACGAGTGGATGTGGCACAAGGCAAATCCGTCCCTGCGCTACCTCCCGCACCTGATGCAGCAGCTTCGGCTGGAATATGCGCAGTACAAGCTGAATCCGGCATCGAATACAGCATTCATGACCAAGCGCATGAACCGTCCGGCAAAGATTCTGGAAAACGCTGTGACCTCATGGGAGAATATTCTTGCCACGAATCAGCCGATACCGGAAAGCAGTCTGATCGGCAGACCGTGTGTCGGCGGAATCGACTTTGCAAAGGCAAATGACTTTGTGGGCGCAGGACTGCTCTGGCGCGTGGGGCAGTCTGATGTGTGGGTACATCACACATGGGTGTGCTCGCAGTCCGCAGATCTGCACCGCATCAAGGTACCGCTGCGGGAATGGGAAGCGCAGGGGCTCCTGACGTTTGTTGAAGCTGTGGAGATACCTGCGGAGCTGCCGGTCGTCTGGCTTGCAAACGAAGCTGCAAAGCGTCAGGCACAAATATTGAAAATCGCAGCGGACGACTTCCGGTATCATTTTTTAAAAAACGCTCTTCTAAGCATCAATTTTTCAGCAGACAAGGGCTTTGAGAATGTAACGAAGATCCGACCGTCCGACGAAATGCGCCGGATCCCATTGATCACATCCGGCTTTGCAAATAAGCGCTTTGTATGGGGGGATTCTCCCGTTATGCGGTGGATGTGCAATAATACTAAGACAGAGGTAGGAAAGCATGGAAATTATACCTATGAAAAAATCGAGGAAAAATCCAGAAAGATAGACACCTTCAAAGCGTTCGTCGCTGCCGAGATCGTGTCGGACGTTCTGGACGGCTTCGCGGACGCGCAGACAAGCGAGCCGGTGACGGTTGGTGTGTTTACCTACTGACAAAGCAAAGCCCTCAGCGGGATTGCTGAGGGCTGCTATGGCTATTCGGAAATCAGTTCTTCTAGCGTGACTTCCAGCGCTTTGGCAATGCGGGACAGATTGCCGACTGTAATATTTTCAGTTTTGAAATACCCGTTCTCATAATCGGAAATTTTGTTGTAATGCAAGCCGGATTTTTCAGCAAGCTGTTTTCGGGTCAATCCCTTTTCTTCCCGCTTCTCTTTAATCAGATTTGTCATTTTCTCACCTCTTGAATAATGCTTTCAACCAGATAAGCAAGGAAGAAAATCAATCCCATAATTTCAAGGACTTTGAAAACAATTTTTACACGATCACTCATAACGTTCCGAGAGGAAACCGGATGCGGCAGGTGTTCCGGGCTGGCTGACCTCCAGCCCGGCTGCCTGTTTGGTCAGGTGAAGATATCAAGCAGAATTTTAATCCATCCTGCAATTGAAATCAGTTCAACCAGAACCTTTTGAATGAATTTCAGGAAATGTAATACTTCCTTTTCATCCGGTTTCCTCATTCTGTTCACCTCCTCTCTACAATTATATTATAACACGAAATCGTGTAAATGTCAAGTGTTTTTTAAAAATTTCTTCGAAAAATTTAAAAGTTTTTTCCGAAGTTTCAATCTTTTTTTAGAATTTCAAATCTTATGAAGCATCCGGAAACGGGTGCTGTTTTTATACCCGTTTGGAGGTGCGCAATGGAGATTCTGAAGCCCGGTATTATTCCGGAAGAAAGGCAGATTGTGTTCGATTGTGATCACTGTGGATGCGAGTTTCGCGTGACTGAGGAGGAGTGCAGGAGAGTCCAGTCCGGTCCGAATGAGACCTCACTGGAGTATGAATGCCCGTGCTGTGGGGAGAAATTGTGGTACTTAAGGATCACCTGAAATGAAAAGTATGATGAGTGATGACAAGGCACTCCGCTTTGCAAGGCTGCTGCGGCAGTACTGCGGAGAACGTGGGTGCATCGACTGTATCTTCTGGCAGGAATCCTGTCTGTGCTGCGGCTTGGCATTCTCACGCTCCCCGCAGCATTGGCAGCTCAACGAGCCGCCGAAACCAGAAAGAGGTGAGAAACATGAAAATCATTGACTGGCTTCACGGTCTGTTCCGACCGCCTGAGGCAGGCATTTACAACATTGACAGCTACCGCAGGCAGGCGGAGGAGCACGCTGCGCTGGATGCGTTCGCGCTGTTCACGGCTGTGCATCTGATTTCCAGCCTGTTGAGCGCCTGCGAGTTCCGGACGTTCCGGAACGGCGCGGAGCTGCACGGAGATGAGTGGTATTCTCTAAACGTCCGCCCGAACAAGAACCAGAATGCGGTCGAGTGGAAGCGGGAGCTGATCTCCCGTGTGCTGTTGTCCGGTGAGGCACTGTGCATTCAGCTTCCTGACGGTCAGCGGATCATAGCAGACGGGTTCAGCCGGGAGGAGTTCGCAGCAGCGCCGGACAGGTTCACGCAGGTGAGCCGTGCCGGGTTCACATTCGAGCGCACGTTTCTTGCGGGGAATGTGATCTATCTGCGGTCTGCGGTCAATGCCCGTGCGGTCTGGATGCAGACAATCCTCGGCGAGTATGAAAAGCTGATGGGTTCGGCGGCAAAGCGCTTTGACCAGGCGGACGGCGAGCGCGGCATCCTGAAAATTGCCTCAATCGAGCGCGGCAAGGCAGATTTTTCGGAAAAATTCAATCAGCTTATGAATGACTATTTCAAGGGCTACTTTGCCAGCAAGAACGCAGTCCTGCCACTGTTTGACGGTTATGAGTATACCTCACAGTCCGGCAGCAAGGCGGGAACGTACACCAACGACCTGAGTGCCATCAAGACGCTTGCGGATGAAGCCATCAGCAGGGCTGCGCAGGTGTTCGGCATTCCGCCGAGTTACATCCGGGGAGATGCAGCAGGCATCGCGGATGCGCAGGCTGCTATGATGACCAACTGCATCAAGCCAAGAGCCGCAGAGCTTTCGGCGGAGCTGACCGGTGCGCTTTACAGCAAGCGGGACGTACAGAACGGCGGGTGCATCTTCGTGGACACCGGCAACGTACTGCACCATGATCTGATCGGCAGCTCGACCGGCATTGACAAGCTCATGGGTGCGGGATGGACGATCAATGAGATCAACCGTGCGCTCGGACAGCCGAAGAATAATGACCCGGACTGCGACACGCGGTTTGTGACAAAGAACTACGGCGAACTCAGGGACATCGCCGAAGGAGGTGAGGAGAATGCATAAAAATATGTGGGAATTCCGGCAGTCTGCTGAAAAGTCTGACAGTTTGGAGCTGTATATCTACAGCAAAGTCGAATCGGACGGCTTCTGGAGGAACTCGGAGACCTCTGCGAAACACTTCAAGGACGAGCTTGCCAAGCATCCGGATGTGAAGGAGATCACGGTCTACATCAATTCCCTCGGCGGCAGCGTGATGGAAGGCATTGCGATCTACAACCAGCTCAAGCGTCATCCGGCGCACGTTACGGTGCGGATTGACGGCTTTGCGTGCAGCATCGCGTCCGTCATCGCAATGGCTGGCGACACGGTCATCATGCCGAAAAATACGGTCATGATGGTACACAATGCGTGGACGATCGCTCTGGGCAATTCCAGGGAGCTGCGCAAGGCGGCGGATGATCTGGATGTTATCAACAACGCATCCAGACAGGCGTATCTCGACAAGGCAGGCGACAAGCTGACCGAAGAGAAGCTCACGGAGCTGCTGGACGGGGAAACCTACCTGACGGCAGTACAGTGCATGGAGCTTGGTCTGATCGACGGCTACGGCGACGAGGAGGACGAAGAATCGTCCGGCGCGAATCCTGCGGAGCAGCTCACGGAGCTGACTGTGCAGCAGCGTCTGGAACAGGAACTCATGCAGCGGCGTGAAAAGGCGGTCGCTGCGCTCAACAAGTATTTTGGATAATCAAAGGAGGAATGCAACATGATGAATCTCGATGCAATCAAGGAGCAGAAGGACGCTCTGAGAAGCGGTCTCGCTGAGGCTGTCCGCGAGGCGGATGAGCAGAAGATCGGCGAGGCAATGGACAACTGGATGCAGTTCGTATCCGACACCGTGATGGCAGAGGCAAGCGGCATGGTCGAGGCGATCGACCGCAGCGTACTTGCGGCTCGCGGCGTGCGTCAGCTTACTGCCGAGGAGACCAAGTTCTACGAGCAGTTTATTGCAAACGCCCGTCAGGACGCACAGACGGTCATCACCAACATCACCAGCGCACTCCCGCAGACGGTCATTGATTCTGTGATGGACGATATGCGTGCAGCATACCCGCTGCTGAATCTCATCACATTCACCAATACCGGTGCGGCAATCCGTTGGGTGCTGAATGCGCAGGGCGCACAGGCGGCTGCATGGGGCGAGTTGAACGAGGAGATCACCAAGGACCTCGCCGGTGCGATCCAGATCGTGGACATGACCCAGCGCAAGCTGACCGCGTTTATGTTCGCAACGCAGGATATGCTTGCACTCGGACCGCAGTGGGTTGACCGCTACGTCCGCGCGATCCTCGCCGATGCGCTCGCTGCCGGTCTGGAGGTCGGCATGGTGGACGGCAACGGCGTCAAGTGCCCCATTGGTATGACCCGCGCCTTCACCGGCGTATACGACCAGACGACTGGTTATGCACGCAAGTCCGCGACCAGTGTTGTGACGTTCGACCCGACCACCTATGGCGGTCTGCTCTCGAATCTGGCGACCGACGGCAACACCGGCAAGCAGAGAGCTGTGTCCCGTGTGCTGCTGATCGTCAACCCGGTGGACTACTTCACCAAGGTCATGCCTGCGACAACACTGCTCACGCCGAACGGTCAGTATGTGGGCAACGTACTCCCGTTCCCGACGGATATCGTACAGAGTGTCGGCGTTCCGTCCGGTCATGCGGTCATGGGTATCGCCAAGAAGTATTTCATGGGTGTCGGCACCGGTCGCGGCGGAAAGCTGGAGTACAGTAACGAATACAAGTTCCTGGAAGATCTGCGCACCTACAAGATCAAGTTCTACGGTACCGGCAGACCTTACGATATCAACGCCTTCCTGTATCTGGACATCAGCAATCTGACACCGATCTTCCCGACACTGAACACCATAAACCCTTGACCAGTCTCACCGTAGAAGCCGAAGACGGTGAGACAAGTCTCTTCGGCAGAAAAGTCAAGACCATGCAGACCGGCATCACGATCAACGACAATGCCATCACCGGAACGCTGAAATATATCAGTTCCGGTGCAATCGCGCAGGACTGGGGAGCTGGTAATTTCCTTTGCCTGAAATTCCCGGATGCAGACATCGAGAGCATGACAGTCAAAGTCGGTCTGAATCCATCGGAGGGCAGCGGTCTTGTGGCACTGGATTCCGACAAGAACGGCGTTTTCAAGATTACGGACAAGAATGTTCAGAAGTTCGTGGTTCTCCAGCAGAACGGGGCACAGCAAAAGCTTCAGGAGTTCGACCTGTCCGGTCTGACACTCGAAACGGAGTGATGCACCGTGGCAGAGCTGCTTGACGAGCTGAAACTGTATCTGGATATCACATGGGAGGATGCACACACGGACGCAAAGCTGTCCGGCATCCTCTCCCGTGCGATCACAAAAATGAAAGCGTATGCAGGCAAATCCGACCTTGCATTTGAAGCAGGGTCGGAGGAGCTGCAATTGCTGCTGGATATGTGCCGCTATGTGTACAACAATGCAAGCGAGGATTTCGAGGCCAATTATCTGCCCGATCTGCTGATGCTCCGGGCGAAATACAAGGCGGAGGCGATGGCAGATGAAGGCGAAACAGAGGACACAGGCACAGATCCGTGAAGACTGTCTGGTCTATGATAAGCCCGTCACGCTGCAAAGGCAGGTGCCGGAAACAGGCGTGTGGGAGGATGTGCAGCATCTTCACGCAAATGTGAACAAGGCGGTCTCCACGCAGAATTTCTCGGCGGAGGATGACCGGCTGCGGACACGGCTGCTGTTCCGGCTGCGGTACTTCCCGGCACTTGATGCTGTGCGGGAGGAACCGCAGGATTTCCGGCTCAAATATGACGGGCGGCACTACGAGATCACGGACTATGACGACTATCAGGAGCGCCGGAGGGTCATCCGCCTGACATGTGAGCGCTATGAACTGCCCGTTACGGTGGAACTGCTCCGCGCATCGTTCACGACAGTGCTTGGTGTGCGGAAGAAAACCTATGCTGCATCTGGTATCCTGCTGGAATGCAGATGGGTCGCGCTTCCGGGCGAGGAAACCACGGTCAACAATGTGGTGTCTGTGGTTGAACATGCCGCGATCACAATACGGATGCGTCCGGATGTGACCGCAGGATGCCGCATCAAGTGCGGTGACGGCTCTGTCTGGGAGATCGTCGGAGCGCCGGATAACACCGGCTTGTCAGATCGCTGGCAGACGTTCAAAGTCCGCAGAATCTCGGGTGGTGCGTGATGGCAAAGAACAAAATGAGTGTCGATTTCAAGGGGCTGGATGATTACATCAAACGCCTTGAATCCATCGACGAATCCGCTGTAAAACGTGCCTTTGATTCGGCGCTACTGGCAACAGAGCAGGTCGTCAAGGAAAGCGTCACGGCAGCGATGCGCGAACACAACGACACCGGACACACGGTCAGCACGGCGATCTCCGGCAAGCAGCCGGAATGGACGCAGAGCATCGGAAAAGCTCCGGTCGGCTTCGACATCGGCGACACCGACCACAGGCAGAAGGATGACAGGCTTGCATCGGTCTTCCTGATGTACGGCACGAAGGTACACGGACAGCCGCATGAAGCGCCTGACCGGAACCTGTACGAAGCTGTCTACGGCGCTGCGGTCAGACGGCGTGTGCGGAAGATACAGGAAGAAGCGTTTGCAAAAGTACTCAGGAGGCTGAAATGAAAGAGCAATTGATCGCTTTGCTGGAAACATTCGGATTTCCGGTATATCTGCAAGGATCACTTGCGTCGCCGGGAGATTATCCGGAATCGTTTTTCACGTTCTGGAATTTTTCAGCGCCGGAATCCGCGTTTTATGATAACGATGCCAACCGCTGTGTCCGGGGGTTCTGGGTGTATTTTTACAGCACAGACCCGCAGCTTGTGGCAGATCAGTCCGAACAGGCGCGTCAGCTGCTGAAACAGAACGGTTTTATACCGGACGGAAAGCCGGTCGATCTGACAACGGATGCGCCGGAGCATACCGGGGCAATGTTTACAGTTTACAAAATTGAGAATTATGAACAGGAGGAATGAATCATGCAGAAAGTTGCAGAGTTCAGAGGGTGTGACACTCTCTGCGTAGCAAAGATCACAAATGACAGCAATGATATCCTGACAGGCGGTTACGCAACAGGCAGTGTCACCTCGCTGTGCGAGGTTGCGTCTGTAGCCAAAAGTACAGATCAAACCAGTGAGACGCATTTTTATGATAACAAGGCTCGAATCAACATCAGGGCTGTCGGCTCTGATGTTGTGACGCTGATTGTCCCCGCAATGGTGCTCAAAGCGCTCTCCATTGTGACAGGTGCGTACTACAACGAGTCCACCGGCGCATACATCGACAGGGGCAATGCAAACTCCAACGACTACTACGCACTCGGTTATAGGCTGAAGCTGACTGACGGCACGTACAGATATGTGTGGAGACTCAAAGGCACATTTTCAAGTATCCCGGACGAAAATTCCAATACGGAGAGCGATCAGATCGACACGCAGAACCAGACGATCGTGTTTACGGGCGTGGATACAGAGTACATCTTTGAAAATGTCCTCAACCCCGACGGAACTACAGGCGGCACAGCTCGAAGCGTCGTATATGACGAGCGTGACGGTAAGGTCGATTTCAGGGGCTTCTTCACCAATGTTAAAACCCCGGACAATCCGCCTCCGCTGATTGCAAACATCACTGCGCTGTCGATGTCCAAGGAAACGATGTCCATTGAGACAGGTTCTTCGGACACCATGACGTACTCCATCACACCGAGTACGGCAGTTCCGACGATTCGTTCCACAAATTCCAGTGTGGCAACGGTATCCGTAAGCGGAACGACTGTTACGGTTCGCGGTGTACACGAGGGCACGGCATACATCACTGCATCCGCAGGAACAAGATCTGCTACCACGACTGTCACTGTCACCAATCCGGCATAACCAGACATAAACGTAAAAAAAGCGGGGCATCATGCTCCGCTTTTTTGCAGAATGGAGGAGCGTATGAAATTTGAACTGAAAACCTATAAAGCCGACAAGAGGACAGTTGCTAAGACCTATCGTTCGGACAGGATCAAACTGCATTTCGGAACGGTTCGTGGATTTCTGAAAGAGATCCCGGTCAACGAAATCGATCTGAATGACGGGCAAATGCTCGGTCTGATCCTGCTGCAAAAGTGGGAAAGCATTGTCCCGCTGTTCACAGACATTTTTCCGGGTATGACTGAGGAGGAGCTGGATACCTGCGAGATCGCCGATATGGTCAACGTAGTAAGAGGCGTATTTACTTACGTCACGGAGGAACTCGGAAAGCTGGGCAGCGGAAAAAACTGACACCGGGGGAAACGGAATCCCCCGAATCTATGGAAAGCATACTGTTTTCCGTTTCGTTGGCGCTTTGCGAGAAATTTCCGGCATTTACACCGTTTGCCGTCTACCGCGAAAGTTTCCATGATGTGATGTGCCTGTTTGAAGATCTGAAACAGGAGCAGGATACTGCTGCACTCCGGAAGGCAAACGGCGGAAAAAGTCCGCCTGCCGGTTCGTTTGTACATGGCAATACATTGTACGTTCCGGCGCAGAATGATGACTGGTTTTAAGGACGTGAGAAAATGGCAAGTGAGAATGTAACCACCAAATTCCGGGTCGATATATCCGACCTGAAAAAGAACATCGCCGAAGCCAACCGGCAGGTGAAGCAGTACAGGGCGGAGCTTGCCAATGCGTCCGCAGGGATGCAGAAGGGCGAAGAAACTGCGGACTCTCTCAGCAGGAAGATCAAAGCGCAGGCTAAGATCGTCGAGGCGGAAAAGGCAAAGCTGCAAGCTCTAAAGGATGAGCTTGCAAAGTACGTGGATACCGTCAGGAAGGGCGAGGACATTGTCGCCGACCTCTCCAAAAAGCACGAGGACGCCGCGAAAGCATTCGGCGAGGACAGCAAGGAGGCAAAGGAGCTCGCAAAACAGCTGAAACAGGCGCAGGAAGCACAGGAGCGTAATGTCAAGGCTGCCGACGAGCTGCGCACGAAGATCATCAACCAGGACACGGCGGTCAAGAATGCAGAGGCGCAGGTCAAGCAGTATTCCGGCGCCCTGAACGACCTCCAGAAGGAGGAAAAAGAGACCGGCGATGAAGCCGAAAAGACCACAAACGGCGGTCTGAACGCCTTCACGGTCGCGCTGGGGAATCTGGCATCGCAGGTCATCACAAAAGCCGTTTCCGGTCTGGGAAATCTGGTGAAATCCGTCATTGACACGGGCATGAGCTTTGACACGTCCATGAGCAAGGTCAAAGCAATCTCCGGACGTGTTGCGGATGAAGATATCCCTGCCATTATCGATAAGGCTAAGGAGATGGGCCTGTCTTTCGATGAAGGCGCGGACGCTACAGCAACAGCGATGAACATCATCAGCGCGAAGGCAGAGCAACTCGGCGAAACGACGAAGTTTACTGCGACGGAGGCAGCGGACGCATTTGGCTACATGGCAATGGCTGGCTGGAAGGCCGAAGACATGCTCGGCGGTATTGACGGCGTGATGAACCTTGCGGCGGCTTCCGGAACGGAACTGGCGACGACTTCGGATATTGTCACCGATTCTCTGACGGCGTTCGGAAAATCTGCGGAAGATGCAGCACGTCTTTCGGACATCATGGCGGCAGCGGCGGCGAACTCCAACACGAACGTTGAGATGATGGGCGAAACGTTCAAATATGCTGCGCCTCTCGCCGGCGCGATGGGCTATTCCATGGAAGATATGGCAGTCGCAACGGGCTTGATGGCAAACAGCGGCATCAAGGCAACACAGGCGGGAACGTCTCTCCGTGCGATGCTGACACGGCTTTCCACCGGGGCGGGAGAAGCCGGTGTCGCAATGGAAAAGCTCGGAATCAGGCTTGATGACGGACACGGAAATATGAAATCTCTCATGCAGGTCATGAATGAACTGCGGGGAAGTTTCGGTGATCTGAAAATGACGCAGGCGGATTTCACGGCGCAGATGAATCGGCTTGATTCTGCGCTTGAATCAGGCGAAATGGATGAGGACGAATTCAACGAGGCACAGGAAGAACTCATCACAAAGGCATACGGCGCAGAGGGCGCAATGAAGGCCCAGTATGCGGCGATGCTTGCAGGGAAAAACGGGCTTTCAGGTTTCCTTGCGATCGTCAACAGTTCGGACGAGGATTTCGACAAGCTGACGGACAGCATCTACAATTCCAAGGGTGCGGCGGAAGAAATGGCAAAAGCCATGAATGACAATCTGGAGGGCAGTCTGACACTGCTGTCCAGTGCGTTTGACGGGTTCAAGAAGGCGCTGTATGACAAGGTTGCCGAACCGCTGAACGGGCTTGTCAAGCAAGTCACGGCGTATATCATGCCCGCATTGACGGACATCGCAAACGGTGTTCCCGGTGCAGAAAGCAAGCTTGCGGATGGTATCAGCAATCTGTTCAGCAATGCCATAAAAGCCGCAGGAAAGCTGCTCCCGAAGGCGGTGAGCGCTTTGGGTGCGGTGCTGTCTGGTCTGGGGGATGCCATTGTCCGGCAGGCTCCGGAATTCGTGGACGGTGCCGTCAGGCTGCTGGAACAGATCACAGACGGGATTCTGGATGCGCTACCGGATATGGTCAGCGGTCTGGGGCGGATGCTCCGGTCACTGATTGACAGCGCAGCGGAGTTCCTGCCGCATCTGGCGGAGAGCATCGTCAATGCGGTTCCCGGTCTGATGGATGCGTTGCTGGACACGCTGCCGGTCATCCTGCGGGCACTGACTAGGCTTGCGGAAAAGATTGCCGCAAAGCTGCCGGAGCTTGTGCAGAAGGTTGTGCGGTACCTGCCGGAACTGGTGCGGGGGATTGCAGATTTTCTCGCAGAGCAGACACCGGTTCTCATTCAGTCAGTTATGTCGGTCGTGACAGGTCTTGTCAGGGCGCTGCCGGATGTGATCCGCACCATTGTGGATGTGCTGCCGCAGATCATTACAGGAATTACGGAGGTACTGCCGGAACTGATTGGCGGCATTGCGGAGGCTCTTGTCGAGTGCCAGCAGCCGCTGATGGAGGCGGCACTACAGCTCATCAAGGCACTTGTGGAAATGCTGCCGGACATTGTAAAACCCATTACGGAGAATCTGCCGCAGATCCTCGGAACGGTTGCGGATATCACATTGCAGCTGCTTCCGCTTCTTCTGGAAGCACTGGACAGTCTGGTGAAGCAGGTTGTCACAGCACTGCCGGAAATTCTGCAAACGCTGTGGGATGCGCTGACGATCATGCTTGACCCTGTGGCGCAGGTGCTTGCAAACGCATGGCTGAAAGCAGAAGATTTCCTGAAAGGGACATATGACGCGGCTGTCCGTATCACGGAGGAAGCCATTGAAGAATTGGCTGGATTCTTCGGCGGTATCTGGAACAGCATCAAGGAAGCGTTCGGGAATGTAGGCGATTTCTTCAAGGGTGTCTGGGAAGAAGCGGTGCAGAACACAGAAACCGCTATCGGTGATATTGTCAGATTCTTTACCGGCATCTGGGACAGGCTGAAAAAGTCATCTACTGACCTCGGAACAAAAATCGGTGATGCGGTCGGCGGGGCATTCAAGACAGCCATCAATGGTGTGCTGGAGTTTATCGAGGAGAGAATCAATACTGTGCCGGATGCTATCAACAGCGCGATTGACTTAATCAACAATCTGCCGGGTGTGGAGATCAAGCCTATGGAGCATATCACGCTGCCTAGGCTTGCAAAGGGCGGTATCGTGGAGAAACCCACGGTTGCACAGATCGGTGAGAACGGGCGTGAAGCAATCATTCCGCTGGAACAGAATAAAGCCGGTCTGCGGGAAATTGCCGGAATGCTGGCACAGGAAATCCGCAGCATGAATGTACAGGCAGCACCGCAGGCAATCAACAATATCACGAATCAGGGTACAACCATCAATTTCACCCAGAACAACACAAGCCCGAAGGCTTTGTCGGAGTATGATCTGTGGAGGCAGTCGCAGAATCTGATGAGCCTTGTCAAGGCACAGGGGGTGTGATATGTACACACTGCAAATTCAGAACGACCGTGGAGAAATTTACGGGATGACGGATCATCTGGATGAATTCATTGTTACGGAAATCACCGGTCTGGATTCGCCGAGGAACAACATCAACATTTCCACCGCCGGGACACAGGACGGCGGCAAATTCAACAGCTCACACCTCGAATGCAGAAATATCGTCATCACGGTGGTGCTCTCCGGCAACATCGAGGCGCAGCGTCAGAAGCTGTACAGGATCTTTCCTCTCAAATCTGCCGTGAAAGTGTTTTTCCGGGAAAAATACCGGAATCTGATGACAGAAGGGTACATCGAGCAGATCAGCGTGCCGCAATTCGTGAAGCTTGAAGTGGCACAGATCTCGATCATCTGCCCGGATCCCTACTGGAAGGACAGGAACGAGATACAGGCGGAAACATCCTACGGTCTGGCGGCATTTGCATTCCCGTTTGCGATCAGTGCGGGCGGTGTTCCAGTATCCGAGCAGTATGCAAATCCGGTGTGCAGAATCGTGAACAACGGTGACTGCGACATCGGGTTTGTTTCCAGAATCACGATCGATACAGAACAGGAAGCTACGATCACGCGGCATACCACCCGCTTTACTGTTTCATCTATACTGTCGAGGCGTGTTCTGCTGCCGCTATCGGCTTCCGAGTACGATGAAAGCACGGAGAATCTCCGCGTAAAAATCAACGGCAGCGTCATTGACCCGTCAGGGTATACAACGAAATACATCACCTATTCCGAACGAACAGGCACACCGAGATTTATCTACATTCAGTTCGAGAACGGCACGCTCTCGGTCGGTGATGCCGTAAAAATTGAGGTGTACCATGCCGGAAGCGGGTATGTGCAGGAGGTATCCGAACAATCCGACGAGCCGTTCCTGCTCCCTGACAGTCTTAGCTGTACCTTCACAAAGCCTAGCTGGTACAACTCGGCAATCAACATAGACTACACGATCATTCAGGATGGTTCGGACACCACAAGCAACTGGACGCTGGATGATACGGAGAATCTGGTTTTTACTACGGATAATACGAGTTTGCGGCACGAAGCACATCTGACGCTGACAGGCGATGTATGGCGTGAAAATATCGACATCGTAACGGTGGAAAAGCAGACGACTGTCGGCTATCCGGATGAGCTGTTTTCTGATCTCATCCCGGCGACCTCGGCGGTCAGACTGTATCAGGGGGAAACGAAACTCACGGACTGGACATCGGAGATCGTCGATATTTCTGACGGTACGCAGGAAACCTGTTTTGCTTTCAGATGGGTTCTGACAGACAACGTGACAGAGTACATCTATAACGATACCGGCGGGGCGGATATCAG